ACCTGTAATTGATTGTCCAACAAGTTCATCTGCAACAATATCATCAGGAGAAGAAACTCGAATAAGGGTAGGTTTATCCCAATCAGCTGATGATGATTTCATCATATATTGGTTGGGATAGAATATTGTTGCTTCTTCATCCAGAAGGATTTTAATAAAGAGTTTAAATCCCTCACTAGTACCCTTCCTTCGATACAAGTCACCAATATGTTTTTCTAAATTTCTTTTATTAATTCCATTTGCAATATTAGTAGGAATTCCAGCCATAAAGGATTTGCGAAACTCTTCAATAAAGTCATAGATGGTATTATCAATATCAGCATATGCCAACAGTTGTTGAATATTTTGAACAGGGTTTGCACGATATCTTGTGACTACACCAGACGCACCAGAGGTTCCACCTGTTACAGTTTCACCTGTCTCAAATAATTGTTGTGAAGATATGAACATTTTTGGTGTTGCATTACCAAGGTCTTCAACCAGAACCTTTGCGGTGGCATAAGACGTGCCACCAGTAATAGTTTCATCCTCCACAAACTTACCTGTAGAACCAGAACCGCTTTCAGTAACAATCAGAGTTCCATCTTCATTAAGAAGATTAGTAGGGGTCTGAACATCTAAAAGAATGTTATCGATATTGACTGTTAGTTGAAGCTCACCAGATTCAAGGAACTGGTAATACAATTTTAAAAATTTAGAAAACTGTGGATGATCTTCAGCAATAAAGTCAGGCAGTTGCCCATCAATCTGAGTACTGAGTTTATTCTCTAGTTCTGGGGTCCAAGACATGTCAAAAGGTGGTGCCATGATTAATAACTCGAAGGGGTTACATAATTACTAGTTGTGACATAATTAGATGAACCCCCACTACTATTAACTACAATCGTATCCTGTTCTCCAACAATTGTTGTATTAATAAGATCAATTTCAACAATTTGATTTCTTTTACTAACAATATCGACAGATGCTGGTGAAGCAGTCATTCTTATTGCACTTGAGCTATTATCATCAACATTAGATACAGATGTTATATAAACTGGATTTACCGATACTAAACCAGTTGTATAATTCACTGTTCCAGCTACAGAACTATAATATATTCGTGATCCAGAAACCAAATAGAAAATACGAAGGTTGCCAGCACCATCATCATCAAAGAACATTTCATTTGTATTGTCTTGTATATAGAAACCCGTTGATGCAATAATACCGCCAGCTGTTGAATTATGACCATCGTGTGGATGGTATAGTGCGTTTCCAAAATGGATAGTAAAAGAAAATGAACCAGATGTGCTTGGTGTGTAAAGTGAACCTAGAGCTATTGTAGTAACATTACTTAATATAGAAGGATCACTGTCGTCAATTAAAGAAGTAAATTGTGAGTGCCTAAAAACAGAGTTGAATACTTTCAGATTAGTATTGTTATAAGTTGTGATAGTAGATGATACAATCGACTCCAACCCTGCTTTATTGTTTGTTGTTGCATTGCTATCAAATTTAAAATTGATGCTGAGAATAAGATTCAAAACTAATGGATCTACGATTACTGGAGTTAGTGAAGCAACGGTATATGGAGCCAAGTTTGTAACCAACTGTGATTTCTGAGTCTCAGTTAAATTAACTCCAGTTATTGATTTAACACTAATAAATACCTTACCATATTCTGCAATATCTGATGCACCAGTAACATTATTAAATGAACCATCCTCTCCACCCCAAACAGAAATCGATTGAGTATTTGCAAAGAGTTGCCTAACATAAGTTTTATAATCTTCTGTTGTAACACACCGGCCCTGTGACGCATAATCTAAGGGTGCGTTATATTTGATAGACTCAACAGATTCTGGTTCTGCGCCGCCAGCCGCGGCAGACACAATCCTAACATTAACGCTGCTAACAGTATCAATTGCGGCTGAACTAACAAAGACGGCTGCACCATTTGCAGCACCCTTATTGGTAACAACATAATTCATTATAACAATATTACCATCTTCTAATGCACTACCTAGAACACCATCACCAAAATATATTTCATATTTACCATCTTCTACTTCTTGCAGAAAATAAACATTAGATGTAGAAGTTAGTGCGGCAATGTCTGTTGCTAAAGTATAAGTTGTTAGTGTAGAATCTGATGTAGAATTTTGCACTTTAACCGTAAGAGTTGCTGTATCTGATCTAGTATCGCTAATAATAAATCTCTGCTCAACATTCTGAGTATCAACAGTATATCTAGTTGAAACATAACTACCTTCATATATAATTGCATTAGTGAATGTGATCGTAGAGCCATTAAGTGTTGAAGTAATATCCTGTATAGTTACGAACTGATAGGATGTATCACCAACGCTAGATGTGAAGACTGTACCCGCAGGCATAGTTGCACTAGCGTTCGATGTATTTAAAAATACATCAATAGTTGCCTTTGCAGCTGTGGCAGAACGAGAGGTGTAACCCAAAGTCTTTGCATGTGAAACCACACTTGACCTCAACTGAGAGGAATCTAGGAACATTTCGTTTGCAAGCATGTTCGCATTAAAGCCAAGATAGTGAGTATTGTATGCGAGAACATCAAGGAGCGCACTAAGGCCGGAACCCTCAAAATCATAGTCTTTGAACTCTGTTTGATTTCGCATAAAGATTTTTAAATTATCTTTAACTTCATCAAAGTCAAATTCTGTTACACTGAGTCTTTTTCTTGTTGCTGCCATTATCGTAATCTTTCTAATAGAACTTCCATGTTCACAAGTTCTGTGGGTGCATTAACAACATAAAACTCAATGGATACTTCATATGCATTGTTGTCAAGATTAGGTTGAGCTCTAACACCAACCAAACGAGCTCTGGGTTCAAAGTTTTCAATCACCTCTTCGATCTTCATAGTTAAAACATATGCTGTAATCGGAGTCATAGGTTCAAACAAAATATCTCTAACCCCAGAACCAATTTCTGGGTGAAAGGGTTTTTCATAAAAATTTGTTAATACAAGATTTCTTACAGACCTCTTGACCGCAACAAAGTCAGTGACTTTAGAAATATCCTTTGATCCAATTTTAGGGCCAAAGAATAAATCAATATCAGAATACAACTGAGCTGCACGATCTTCACCTTGAAATGTACCATCAGTGTATGCGGTCTTTGACATTAGTATTCCTTTTTATTATATTTATACACCCTCTGATGTATTTTATTTCATCATATAAGTATTATTAGACTTCCAAACATCTTTTGCATTAACACGAATGAATCGTTTGTTGGTTTCATTTGTATTTATATCTTCATGTCAGCATTATAATTACTAAAAACTTTATAATTAACCACGACATCACCAAGATTATTTATTATTGCATTAATATTTGTAGCGGATTGAGGAAGACTTTCTTTAATTTTATTAAGTGCAGCTGGGTCTAGTCTAACGGTTGTACCATTAATACTAAGGTCGCTTGCAAGAGTTTCAATTCCACCTTTCATTACCGGAACCGCTGCAATCATATGATTTTGTAAAGCAGCTAATTCTTTACCGGAAAAAATTTTGGAGATTAGGTCTGGTTTATTAAGAAATCCTGTGCCATCTGGCGCAACATTATGTGATGATCCTGGCTTTACAACTTTAGCAAGATTCTCACCAAGGTCTTGAAAGATTGTTTTAAGCTCCTCTGATGTTTCTTCAGATATAGTTAGGGTTGGTAGCTGACCAGATATTGATTCAACTATTTTCGGTGCCTCTCTTACAAAGGTATCGGTAAATACGGCCAAATTTTCAATTAAACTCTCAGGAACAATTGTAAATGCACCAAAATCAGCAGTTGGTAAAGTAGATGTAACTGTAAAGGATTCCACCTTCTCTTTATTCTTTTCAACTCTTTTTTTAACATTTACATTTTGTTGTATTACAGAGGGAGCTTCAGATATTGCTTTTGCTGCGGCTTGTGTTACTGCGGCAGGTTTTGTTGTTGCAGCATCTGTGCTCCCCGCAGCCTTTTCAAGATTTGGGACAAGCGCACAAAGATCACCACCCCCTGTTATTGCCTTAGTTGCATCTGCAATAAGAGTTCCTAAATCTAAACCTGCGGCCTTTATGTCATTCTCAAATTCTAATTTAAGTTTTGCAAGAGCAGAAAGGAATGATGGGGAGCCGGGCACAAGAGAAACAAGGTTTGCTATTTCTGCTTGCAAGTTTAGTTTGGGTATAGCTGGTATCTCAATAGTTTGAAGTTTATTTTTCAACTCCTCAAGTTCATTCCGAGCTTCTCCAAACGCAGCAGCTGCGGCAGATGCTGATTCGTTAATTTTAGCTAAAATATCAGCCTTTGCATCATCTAACTTTGACAGTACATCATTCAGTTCTGGGCTTGCACCACATAAATTAGCGTTTAAAAAATCAACCATTATAATCTCCTAAATGAATCATTCGCCCTCGTCGTCTTCTAAATTATTTACTGTCGTGGATGTTACATCAACAGCACTTGTTCTTGTCGGTGAATCTGTTTGGGTATGATTGACACCAGCAGCAACATAGAGATGTGTATCAGCACCAACATGTTTATAATAATCAGCATCGTAACGAATATGTGCATCACCGTTATAATCAATAGTGTGAATACCCATAATGCTGTGGGTATGAGTTCCACCAGTTGTTCTTGTGGTGTTTGTTGCAACAATCTCACTCAATGAACTTTCAGAGTTGATTGTCATTGCAGAAGCAGATTTCATGTTCAATGTGCTGCCAGATTTCACAGATACGATACCTGATATGGTTGATTGTGAAAGGTCAGTACTAACACTCAACATATAATTAGAATCAGTTGTTATGAAAATACCGGCAGATGCTGGATTTGAATCCATTTTCTTACCTGCAACTGTTAAAGTATATTGGCCGCCAATGATTTGTGTTTTAGACTTATCATGAATAATATTAGCATCACCACCAATTCTACCCTTAACATCATCATTGATATTAAACGCATGGTTGCCAACAATCTCTTCCTCACGATTACCACCAAGAGGTTCACCAGCATCATCTTGTCCAGCACCAACCTTAACACGATGGTTCTTATGAATCTTTTGAAAGAAGTTCCCTTCAATTTCCTGTATGTAATCTCCTTTGATTAGCTCTCGTACTGAACCCTCAACAGTAATATTCTGTGAGCCCTTGATGACAATGTTCTCACTACCAATAACAATTTCGTAATTATCTCCAACAATCTTGGTGACGACACTACCATCTGGATGTATCTCTTCAAATGTTCCTGCCATATGTTGACGAAACATCCGTTCAGCACCGGGGCTGTCATCCACTTCCGTAATATGGCCAGACTCAGATTCGAATACATGATTGTATGGATATGCAGCAGAAATGTATGGATTAGCATCAGAAATAATACCTTTGGGATTAGGTTCTTCCCAGAAACCCCGTTCTTCGGGACCACCGCCACCTTTAAAGGTCGTTGAATCTACATCATTAGTATTTGTCAGAAAGGGTTTGGTTGCGGTAGGAATACCAGTAGCATTATTAATTTCTTCACCCGTGCTATATTCGTCAAGCACCGTAGCGGGATCACCACGCAACCTATCAGCTCTACGCTCTATAAGAGAGTTATGAGACTCAGAGGCCAAACCCTGTGCCAAACGATTAGTATCTGGTTCTCCAGTTTCATGGCCAGACTTACGATTGCCAGGATATGGCCCATAAGTTGGACCTAATTCAGATGCATATTCTTTTTGAAGGGAATCAGAAGAGCGAGGATCATTAAATCCCTTAGAGCTATCTGCTTGATTTTCGGGAACGCCGGGCAATGAACCCATGATAACAGGTTGCTGTGCTTCAGTGTCTCTAAAGAATCCAACAACCCAAGAACCCTGCGTCAAAAATGAAGGTGTATGGCCAAGCCCTTGCATAGAAGG